CAAAACACGAGTTATTGATTACGACTGGATTTACGTGGAGCAAGTCCCAACTAAAGTAACAACTGATTTGGCACGCCGCGTTAAAGGCAAGCAAATCACTAACCAGTTAAACAAGGTGGATAGCGAGCTTACCATTTTACGAAATCTTTTTGAAGGGTTCTAAGCAAACAGCAATAAATACTATTGACCTTTAAGTCGTCAGTGCAACGCTGACGCATTTACCACAAACCAACAAGCCATCTTTCAGGATGGCTTCGCGGTGACTAAATGAGGTGTGGTAACTGAGTTTAGTTGGGACACTAACTTAAAGGTATAAAAATGACAACAGAAACTGACAGCCGCCAAGCTGAAATACTGGCAATAATACGCTCCACTCAAGGTAATTCGTCGAGAACTAGTTCTCGACCGTTCACTGTAAATGTTACAGAAGACTGTGCATTTGTAACAAACGGTCGAGAAGTATTAAAAGAAGAAAAGATAGAAAGAATAAACGATGTTTCTCGATCTGCGATCGAAGAAAGAGAAAAATTCGCTTCGCTGTCGGATGGAAGGGAAACCGAGATACCGAATACCGCGGACAGTGATTCCCAGTCGAAGTCAATTGTAGTGAGCACGGCGCCGATTTTGGCCACCTACGACCCAAACGACATTATCGTGGCCGTGTCAGCACAGCAAAATAAAACTGATGCGGGTATAAAGGTAAGCATAACCATCCAAACAGAAGCAGATGCTGAATACGGATTGATTGCTCCACTTACTGCTGAACTAAAACGGGCATCCAAAATAAGTGAGCTCATTGCGTATGGTGGTGATTGCGAAGATTTTGCCCGCTTGTATAGTTCAACAAAGCGTGAGATCCGCGGAGCACCAAAAGATCTTAAAAAGCAAATGTGTATTGGGAGACTACACGAACGCGGCAAACGCAGTGCGTGGCAAGCAGACATGTTTATGGTGGGTCACTTAGCAAGCATCAATGTTCTTGATACGATAATCTTTTACTACAAACAGCAAGCATTCGAGATTGCGATGAACCTGCCACTCTCATCCTCTCAAGCGACAATGTATCACTGCGCTGGTAGATTTGGGACTTTAGTATCCACTAAACAAGTACCTACACTCGCGACAGTTAAAAGGATACCACTCTAACAGCCACTTAAATACTTTAGCACTACCCGTGATACTACCACGAAAATAACGTATGGAAACCAAGCTGATTTACTACAAAAGATGGCGAAACTATGAGCGTTTCTACTTGTTTTTGCCCAAGATCGACGTTTATTTGCCAGCAAATTTCAAGGGGTGGACTATTGCTCGTGCTACACCAGTAAAGTTAAAGAAACCAAATAAATGACCTCAATTGAAGATGGCTTGGCAGTCATAAGTGCTATGGAAATGATAAGGGCTGAGAGAAATAATTCTACAATAACTGAGAATCAGTTACAGGAACATTTACTAATGATTACCAAACAGAGAGAACTAACTGAAAAGTTAATAGATCAATTTCAACAAGAAATGAAAAATGGATAACGAATTATACCTCCAAAAACTACTTGAGATTAGCCACAATACTCGCGAATACGCGGTAACAACTGTTATACTGGATGCACAACGAAAAGCAGCATCAGAGAAGTATTGGAATAAATCAGTAGCAGCAATGGTAGTAGCAAACTACAAAAGACCGAAAATGAGTAAAATGAAACTGAACTTAGAGTTTTTGGATTACGAAATAAACCACGATGGACGAGTCAGGCATGGACCCTCGCAAAGAGGTGAAACAGATGAGTAAACGCACTAACGCATACCAAGAACTACAGTTACGGAACAGAGTTCTCGCCTATCTCACTCGTGAGGACGCACCACTAACAGATGAGATTGCAACTTGGTTAATACGTGAGATTGAGCACATTGATTGTCTTAAAGATAAATCACAAGCACTACTTGAAATTTTGCGCAAGCAAGAACAAAAATGAGTAAAACCAATCCAATAGCTGAAGAGATTTGGAACCGCTATGGCATAGTAGCATACGCTCCATCCAAACAAGTTCAGACGCGACAATTTCAAGCAAGTTACATCGCACCGCAATGGAACTTAAACGATAACGAATACATCGATTACGAGCAAGCAGTCCAAACGTATCAAATCGAATACTACGACGTAACGATGCCAAAGAACAAAGTAAAACAGATGGCAGAAGATTTGGAACGATTTAGACACATGAAACGATTCTTCGAGATGAATCCGCAACAGTTATACGAGTTTGAAAAGATGATGATGTGGATGAATTTGTCACAGAGGGATTAGTCACCGTATAAATACCTATGTATTGCTACATAAGGAACAAATGAATACACGCACAAAACAAATCACAGCGGGTGAGTCTTTCACTCTGCATCACGGCGATAACCTCGCAACTCTCAAAGCCTATCCAGATAACACATTTGATTCAGTCGTTACAGACCCGCCCTACTTGCTTGACTTTTTGGGTAAGGAATGGGACTCATCAGAAGGCAACTTTACTCCGCTCTTTAAGGAATGCCTTCGTGTGCTAAAGCCAGGTGGTCACTTACTGGCATTCTCAGCAGCACGGACTTATCACAAACTCGCCACTATGGTTGAGAACGCAGGATTTGAAATACGCGATCAACTAATGTGGATTTATAGCAGTGGGTTTCCCAAGTCGCAGGATGTTGGAAAGATGTTAAATGCCCAACTAAAAACAGGTAAATCATCACCAAAAGCACAAAGACAAGCAGCAATGGGTGATAGTTATTCAACTGTAGGTCACTATACTGTATTCAAAGAAGATAAGACAACTGATTTAGCATTGGCATCAATAGGTAATACTCGCGGGGCAGAAAGTGAGCGTAACGATTGGTCAGGTTGGGGCACTCAACTTAAACCAGCACACGAGCCAATAGTTATGGCTCGTAAGCCTATCCCAAAAGGTTCATCAATAGCGAAGAACTGCCAGCAATACGGCACAGGTGCTATCAATGTGGATGCTTGTAGGATTGCGACAGATGAGAAGATAGCAGAACCAACACGCGGTAAAGGGGTGTTTAAGGAACAAGATTGTGGGTGGTGTAGTGATGACTATAACGGAGATTACTTACCGTCATCTTTAGGTAGATTCCCCTCTAATGTAATAGGTGCTGTGACAGGGTATGAGAAATTCTTCTATCAACCCAAAGTGAGTCGTAAGGAACGGCATTGCGGTATGGGTGATGTTGAACCATTCAAACGCGAAGATGGTGGCACTGCTAACGGAAGTAATGGGACGCAGGTATTACATAAGCGTGACCCACAGGAGTTTAAAGGCAACAACCACCCAACCGTAAAACCAGTAGCACTAATGGATTACCTTATCAAGTTAGTGACTCCACCATCTACGCCAGATTGCCAACGCAAAGTATTAGATCCGTTTATGGGTAGCGGATCAACTGGTATGGCAGCAGTCGCTCTGGGCCACCACTTTACGGGTTGTGAGTTAGATGCTAACTATGTCGCTATTGCGGAGAAACGGATCACTGCTTGGAATAAGGCTGATGAACCAGAGAATAACTTTGATGAGTTGTTTGAGGTATAAATAAATGTGTACTAGAAAGTTTTATTGACATGATTCTCGCTAGTGCTAATTTCATAGAATGTCCTAAGTATAAGTTCGGCAAGCCCGGTAACCAGCCCGGGCTTCGAACTGAGTAGGGATTACAGCCATTTGAACTACTTAACTCCGGAACCCCACGCCCCACTGGCGTGGGTTTTCTTTGTCTAAATCTCCGACATAAATAATAGTACGATTACCATTTTGGTGATTGGTAATGCCCACCCGCGGCTGCAAACAGCGAGGCTCTAATTTATGGAGAAAACAAATGAACCAAGTCGACTATGAACATGTATCATCACTGTTCAACATTCCACCACAGATACCTGATGAGTGTGAAATACCCTTTATCAAAGCTGATCCACTGTTACTAACTACAGCAGACATAGAAGATCTCTTAACATTAGATAACGGAGAATAAGCATGGCATCACCAGTATGGGAGCCAGGCAAAGCCGTTTACAGTGAATGGTTAAAAAAACTAACTCCCGAAGAACGAGAACAACACTTAGCTAATCGTCGTAATAAACGAACGATGCGTAAAGCGTATGAGCAAGTAGTGTTAGCACAACAATCTGAATGGATACGCAAGATCAATCAAGGTGTAATAGCAGTGTTAGATAGAGCAATACGCGATGGTGACCCAGCAGCACTCACAGCAGTATTTGACCGCATTATTGGCAAACCAGTTGAGACTCTTAACACTGAGTCCAACCTAGTGCTACCTTGGAATGCTGATGAACCAATCGTCCAGAGCGATGATGATGAGGATGAACCTAAGTAATGCCACTTAGCATACCACAGCAAAAGATTTGTAACTCTAAGAAGCGATTTCGTGTTGCCGTCTGTGGCAGACGTTTTGGTAAGACATTCCTGGCAATGACTGAGATCGCTAAAGTCGCACGATTTCCTGATAAAAATGTATACGTAATCTACCCCACATACAAACAAGCAAAGAAGGTACTTTGGAAATCACTTCGCAAAAAGATGGTAGCAGTAAACTGGGTAAGTAAGATCAACGAGACTGAACTTACTCTAGAGTTAAAGAACGGATCAGTTATCACCCTAGTAGGAGCAGATAACTTTGACTCATTACGCGGTGTTGGTCTTGATGCTGCGATACTTGATGAGTTCCAAATGTTAGACAAAGAAGCATGGACAGAAGTTATTCGCCCAGCATTATCTGATAGACAAGGCAGCGCACTCTTTATTGGCACACCAAACGGGGTAGGTTCCTTTGCACATGAACTATACAATAGAGGTAAACAGGATAAGAACTGGGAATCGTTTACCTTTACTACCATTGAAGGTGGTAACGTTACACAGGAAGAAATAGATCAAGCACGAGAAGACTTGGACGATAGAACATTCAAGCAAGAGTATTGTGCTTCATTCGAGACTTACTCTAATGCCTGCTACTATGCGTTTAGTCGTGATGAAACACTAAAAGCATTCACCGCACCTACTCCTAAGACACTTCACATTGGAATGGATTTTAATAGGACTCCACTTACAGCAGCAATCTTTGATGTCACTAACGACACAATGCACCTGTTTGACGAAATCTCTATGAATAGTTCCAATACTGATGAGATGGTAGAGGAGATACGTAATCGTTACCCAACACAGAGAATAGTAGTTTACCCTGACCCATCAGGTAAGAGACAACAAACTTCATCTGGTGGACGATCTGATCACACCATCCTAACTAACGCTGGGTTTACTGTGAAGGCACCCAACAGACACAATCCAGTAAGAGATGGAATCAATGCAGTAAACTCTAAATTGAAATCATCAACTGGTAAGAGAACATTGTTCTTTGACCCAAAGTGTAAGAAAGCAATCGATAGTGCTGAAAAGTATTCATACAAAGAAGGCACACAAATACCAGATAAAGACGCGGGCGATGACCACTTTGCGGACGCTATCAGGTATGCTGTTGATTACTTATTCCCAATCAAGCGCGATTACGCACCAGAACAACTACAGCCACAACGATTTGGACATGCTATTTCGTAAGCAATAAATAACTAATACCCATCAGGAAACATACAAATGTCTGACTTAACACAATTTGAACAAGTAATTTCATCCAATTCAATCTATCAGCAATACGAAGCACGTTGGAGGTTCTTACTTGAGAGTTACGAGGGTGGTGAAACATACCGTAAAGGTAAGCACTTAACACGCTATCAACTTGAGACTGATGCGGAATACCAAGCACGTCTACAAGCAACACCACTTGATAATCAATGTAAAGGTATAATCTCAACTTACATTTCATTCTTATTTCGTGATGAAGTAGAACGAGACTTTGGATCAATAGCTAACTTACCAGAGTTGGCAGACTTCCTTGACGATGCTGACCTTGATAATAGAGACTTAGACTCATTTATGAAAGAGGTTGCTATCTGGTCTAATGTATTTGGACATGCGTGGGTTATCGTCAGCAAGCCAAACATTGGTGCAGTAACGAAAGCAGACGAGATTGCGGCAAATGTTCGCCCTTATGTTTCCCTTATTACTCCACTTACGGTTATTGACTGGAACTGGACACGCACACCATCTGGTCGCTATGAACTAGACTTCCTAAAGTATGTAGAAGAAATCAACGGCAACATCCAAGTTATTAAAGCATGGACTAAAGACTTGATT